AGCACACATGGCCTGCACACGGGCATCCTCGCCACTGTAGTCATCGCCTGGGGCAACAACGTGGCGGTGGAACGTGCCGCTGATCTGCTTGCCATCTTCCATGATGCGAGTAGCTGTGCGAACTTGCACAACACCAGACTCGACCACTTCAATACGGTCAACGATTTCAATTTTTTCTAAAGCCATTTTGATCTCCAATCAAAACCAAGAATCCAGTGTTCCGCACTGGCACGGTTAAGTTGTTACGCTCTTGATGACGCTGAAGTTGAGTTCAACCGCTTCAGACAAATTTCCACCAGAGATGTTTTGCAAGTTAATGATTGCCAAATTGTTCCCGCTACTTGGTGCGGCCCATACTTGGTAATTTGCAGAATCAACACCACCAGCACCAGCAACAATATTGACCAATACGATGTCGGTATTTTTGATGAACGTGTTGTTCAAACCAAAGCTGACACTCGCACCAGCAGAAAGCAGTGCGTTGTTCATCGTAATTTTTCCGCACTGCTTATTTAGCGTGACCGATGTGCTTTTGCTCGTAAGTTGCGTGACAGCACCGCCAGCGCCCGTGTCATAGCCAAAACCGCCAGCGAATCTAACGCTGTTTTCAGTATCTCCAAAAGAATACGGCAACACTGAGTCAGGGTTATTTTCACCTGTTGGTGGGTAAAGCACATTACCATTTGCGTCATTGTGAATTCCAGCGTAATGCGCTCTCGGATCACCAGACGGCCCTGTGTCGTAATTAAAACCACAAAACGATTGAGACAACGCAGTAACATCAATTGCTGCTGGCGCACCACCCAGAGGCATTGTGAAAAAGTTATTGGATATTGTGAATCCTCTGTGGTAAAGAGGAAGATTGCCAATTGGAAAAGTAACACATGCGTCAGATGTGTTAGTTTTTGCAGAAAAGGTGTTTCCCGTGATAGTTGCACCAAAGCACGGCCCTTTTAAATTTGTTCCAGTGACGCCGCTTACAACACCAAAAAACAAGTTTGCTTCGTTAACGCCGTAAGGCGTCTCGTAGGCGTGGCCCTCAAAAGTCAAACCAGTTACACCAGCAAAATAAACAGCACCAAGTCGTGCGCCATTTAAGTTGTTGCCAATGAACACATGGACGTTTCCACCATCGTCAATGATGTTGTATTTTCCACCATTAAATTGATTGTCCTGCACTGTAATGCCGTTTGTCCATCGAACATTACCACCTGCTCTCCATTCTGGACCGTTGGTGATCCACATTGCCGCACCATTTACTTGACTTCCAGCTTCAAAAATACACCTGTGGAAATGTGAGATTTCAGATTGGTCAATGACAATGGCATAAAAAAATCCTGTGCTCCAAACAAGGTCAACCTCGTAGTAAGAATAGCCACCAGAATTCATGGCAATACCAGCGCCAGTATTTGCAACATCAAGCGCCCGAATCTTAAAATTCTTAAGCTGAGAATTTCCATAACCAGACTGGTTTACTGGGTTGTTTCCAACTTCAATGCCATTGCCTGTTCCGGTGTAGGAGATGATGGAGTCATCACGGCTTTCACCAAACAGAATTTTGTTGTTTGGAACAACAAGCGTTGAGTCAATCCGATAGTCGCCAGCGGGGATGTACACTGAACTGCCAGCCGCAATTGCGGCATTGAAGTATGAAATGCAATCTACCGCAGCAGGGTTAACGCCTGCGGGAATAAAATCCGCAACATTTACCACGTTGTCGGCGATCATTGAATAAGTGACTTTGGTCAACGCCATGATTTTTCCTTATGTGTTGTATGCGGCAGCAAAGTCTATGCGGAATGCTGCTGCTGAAAGATCGTTCCCCAAAAAGTCTGCGCCAGTTGTTTTGTACAAATAAGCAGATGTTCCTGTGATCTGTAAAGTTGGCAAAGAACTTGTCGCCAATAACTGAGCCAAACCACCAGACGCAAATGTGATGCTTCCTCCAGCGCCTGCAAATGTCCCCATAGTGAAGGGCAAGCCACCAACGGTTAAGCCGCCGCCGTTTCTGGTGCCGCCATCAACGCTCAGATAACACTGCACATAAACCATTCGGCCAATTTTCGTGTAGCGCCCCGTTTGCGCTGCGTAAGTTGGGGAGTCAATGCCGCTTCCGACAACAGGCGTCCAAGTACCTTCCTCATAGTCGTTTAGCAACTCGCTGGTCATCGTGCCAGTGCCAGATGAGGTGGCAGAAAAATCGATGCCTTGACCGCTGGCAACAATCAAATTGCCTGTGGATAGTGTGACGTTTCCGCTAAGTGTAGGCGCAGCAGATAGAACCGTGTTGCCTGTGCCTGTGCTGGTCGTTACGCCCGTACCGCCATTGACCACTGGCAGGACGCCTGTGATCTGGCTAACGTTGACGATGCTTGATGTACTTTTTAACATTCTGGTTCTCCTTAGAACACGAATTCAATGATCGATGTAAGTGGCGGTGCTTCTGAGAATGTTACCGAACCAGAGGTCACTGTGTAGGTGTTTTGATTCTGATACACGCCGTTGATGTAAATGGCCATCGGCACAGAAGACACTGGAAATATGGTCTGCACGCCAGTGCCTGTAGCATTGGTCACGGCAGACCCGCTTCCAGCAGCATTGCCATTCAGCGAGGTGTAAACCACAGAGCCGTTCTTGTCCTGGACTTGAATGCTGTAATCACTGCCCACATAAAAGCGTGTTGGCGTACCCTGATAAACAGGATACCCGCCAGAGGTGCGGATTGGCTGCACAGCCGGGATGGTCAGCGCAGCATCAAAGAACGCAGCGATGGGGTTAACAATGGGGTTGAGATTGACCGCACCGATAAAGATGTAGCCGTTCTCCAGAGGCTGACCATCAGCATCGGCAAATGCTGGATATGGCGGTTCTACTGAGAGTGCGGACATTACTGGTTCTCCTGTGAATCAAGGTTGCCCAGCTTTACGCTTGAGCAGTTCTTCCATTGCTTTAACTGCGTTCTCTTTGTTGATGCCACGCAACTCTTCGGCCTTCTCTGCAAGCAATTCTACTGCCCGTCTTGCTGCGCCGCCCCTCGCGATATCCACACCAGTTTGCATGGCTTCAGAGACTTGGCCTTTCAGCGAGGTCTGTGCGGCGGCGCCAAACATACGATCAAGTTCATTCACAAAGATGAGCTGATTGACGATGTTGTCATCCAGCTTCATGCCGTATTTTGTTGCCGTGCTGTTGGCCTGGTCAAGCGAATCAATCAGATTTGCCCGTGTGCCATAGTTGCTGGTTAACTTTCGCATCGCTGTGCCAAGCTGCTTGTTTGCGCTTGGAGAATCAAAGTCGATGTTTGTGCCAGCAGCTTTTTGCAAATCATCCAGCGCCGTGATGGTGTCCGAATACTTTGTATTTGCGGCCTTGTAATCAGGGAAACTTTCGCCAAGGGTTGCATTCAAGTTTCGGCGCAATGTCTTCAGTGTTCGCTCGGCCTGTGCTGTCAGTGGGTTTGCGAGACTTCTTTTACCAAAATCTACTTGCGTGTCAATAAAACGCTTGGCTGTATGGATGCCATAAGCATCGGGCGCTTTAACCGTGCTCAAACGCTCCAGAACCATGTTTAAGACACGTTGAGCCTGCCTGTCTCCCTGTATATCAGAACCCTGCAAATTGGCCTTGGCGACCCCGTTTGCGTCAAGCTCTACCTTTACGCCCAAAGTGCCAAGATCATCAAGGAAAGTATTGATGGCAGGGTCAAAATTTACGGTCTGACCACGCAGTTGGTTGTTGGCGATTTTGTTGATGTCAGCACCAGCTTGCTTGTTCGCAGTGGACAGAAACTGAATCCTTGAATCAACGGTATCGCCCAAGATGTCAGCGGGTCGGTTCAATGCCCGAAATGCCTCACGCTTTTCACCCATCTTGAAGATGTTGAGCATCTTGGTCATGGCCTGACGGTCTTTGTCAGATGCAGCCTTGATGCTGGCAATCGTGCCATCCTTCCAGCCCTGCGTGATCGCAGATGTGGCCTCGTTGTCAGGCACAGCTTGAGTGCCTGAGATGCGGAAGTTCACCAGTTCTGTCGAATCAGGATTCTGGGCAATCTGCTTGCGTAAGTTCGCCGAGTCTTGTGGTGACAACTTTTCGCCCACAGTGGCCTTGATGCTTTGCAGCGACTCTCTGATTGTTGGCTCGGTAGGCGGCTCAACCCCAGCACGCAGTTGCTCAATGCTGGTTGGCTCAATACGCTCACGGATGCCAGCACCAGCAGGGGCAACTTGTCGAGCCACTTGTTGCGTCACGGCCCTTGTAGCAGCCGGAATAGATGGCACTAAAGCGCCGCCCACTGTTGCCGCAATCTGACCAACAGGGCCAGCGCCAGCTTCTTTGGCGACCCCACCAGCAGCCGCCGCAGTTCCACCAGCAAGTGCTTGGAATCCTGGGGTAGCAGCCAGCAACCTTCCTACTTCTCTTGTAACTGCGCTGCCTTGTTCTGCCAAAGAACTTGGTTTTACTGGTGCTCTAGCCGCGGCTTGCAACGCTTGACCAGCAGCAACGCCACCAATTGCGCCGCTTGCGCCCGCTGCTGTCGTTTGCATGATGCGCTCGGCTGCTGTGCGAGGTTCGGCTACTCCAACTCGGGTTAGCAAGTCTTCCATCGCATCGGTTGGTAATGTGTATTTTGTGCCGAATAGACTGTTGACTGAACCAACAATAGGGTCGCCAATCAAACCAGCAAGGGTTGCTGCACCAGCGCCAGCAATGGCCCCAGGAATTGCACCAACACCGCCAAGCAAAGCGCCAGCAGCACCGCCAGCAAGCGCACCAGCAGCGGGTAGTGCCAAGCCCCTTGTGGCTGCACCAGCAAGACCTTTTACTGTGGTTGGTGGCTCTGTAATCGTGCCGCCAAACTGTGCAGCAAGCGAGGCAACATCTGTCGCAGCGGCTGGCATACTTCTGTCTTGCGGTGTCTCAGGCGGTGCTGTCATTTCAGCACCAGGGAACCGAACATCAACAGCAACGTTTTTTCCGGCATCCGTCTGCACGATAAATGTTTGAGCATTGGCTGGCGCAACTGTGCCGCCGAATTGCTTTGCTAGTGCTTCAAGTTCTGCTGGGTCGATCATTGGATACCCGCCGCTTTCTTGTAGGCATCAGCAGCAGCCTTGCTTGGGAAAGTTGCTGTTGCACCGTTTGGCAATCTGACAGTCAGACCCTCGGCTGGCACATCTCTGGGTGTTGATGGCAAACCAGCACGTTCTGCCGCAGTAGCACGACCCTTTTCCAGCAAGCGCATGGCTTCAGTAACGCTCTTTTTAAGTTGATCTGGTGATTGCTTCAGACTCAAATTTTGCAAAGATGCTTGCAGTTTGTCGCCCTCTTTTTCAGACAAAGCGCCAGAACCTTTCATCTTTGGAATCTGCGCCAAAAACGCCTGAGAACCAAGGGTTTCGACCAGTGCCTCAAAATCGGCAACAGCCTGACTTGCTGTTGGCAATCGTGATGCAATCGGGCCTGTTGCTGATCGAATTACTTCGATTGGCGTATTTAGGATTTGTGTTCCTGTATTCAAAAAGTTATCAATATCAGACTGTACGGTTGCCAAAGTTGCTTGCTGTTCTCGTTTAGCCGAGTCACGCTTTTCGGTTGCGTCATCAATCTTTTGCTGCAACTCTTGTTTCCTAAGTACGTTTGTTTCTCGGGCAATGGTTGCGTTCAATGCTTTGATGCGGTTGTCTTCTTTTGCAATTAAGATGTCAGCATCTGTTTTACGAATATCTGCACGAGTTTTTTCTAAATCAGTTTTGGCTTTTTCTTCAGCAAACAGAGCCTCAACTTTTGCTTTGTCAGCTTGTGCTTGTGCCAGCTTATTTTCTGCCTCGGCTCTTTTAACGTCATCTGCCGCTGTCGCAACAGCATTTAATGCCTTCTGTTCTTCTTGTGTGGCTTTTCCCAAAGCCTCTTGCAGTTTTGCCGGGGCAAGTGCTTCTTCTCTTTGCGTAGACAGTGCTTTGTCTGCGTTTTCAAGAAACTCTTTTCCACCAGGAAGTGCTGCAAGCGTCAGTGCAATAGTGGTTTGTGCGCCTGTCGGATTCATGCGGATCAGATTTGAAAGGTCATCAAAACCTTGCGCCTCTTTTTCTTTTCCGGCTTCTCGTAATGCTTTTGCTCGCTCAGTAAGACGCATTTCAGCAACAGGTAAATTACCCGACTTGATAGCCGTGTATACCTGTGTGCCTTCCTTCAAAGTGTTTTGCTGCTGCTCTTTGGTCTGCGCTTCAAAACCTGTTTGGACAATAGCCGCTTGATCTTTTGGCAAAAATGCAGTGACCCGTGCGTAATCTGCTGCTGTTGCGTTGGGGTTTTTGAACAGGTCTCTGAGAGCTGTTTGGTTTAGTGCGGCTTGCTCGCGTGCCTCAGTTTGTGCTCGAATTTCAGCCCCGGCTTGGCCAATTTTAAATCCGCTAAGTGCAGCTTCAAATGGACTTTGTACATCAACAGCGTAGTTGATTGGGCCTTGGAATGGGTTAATCTGTGCCATGTGTTATTCCTTAAAACCCAAATCCCATGCCAGCTTTGCCGCCAGCACCAATTTGCATACCGAGAAACTGGGCTGGCATATTCAAGACTTGACCGTAGGCTTTTGCTTGTCCAAGTTCGCCACCTGCAAGGGCTGAACCTTGCTGACTCAAGAGATTCGCAATGTTTGTGCCTGTCTCCATACCAGCAGCGCCAACACCAGCCGCAGAGCGTTGGCCCAATTGCGTCATGCCGCCCAAGCGTCCATATTGTTCTTCAATCAATTGATTCAACACTTGTGGCCGGAACTGCGCCAGTGCTTGTTGCACGTTACCGCCACGCAATCCACCAGTGGCTGATGCTCGAGACAAAATAGCCTCTTCGCCTTGCCGTGTTAGCTCTTGAAAACGCTCGCCGCCGCTTATGCGTTCAATGGCTGCACGCTCGGCTTCTGGGCCTTGCAAACCAAGAAACGCTTGCTGCTGTTCCAATGCTGGTAAACCTGCCTCGGTGTAAGGCTTCAGCAGGGCTTGCAAAGAATCAAATTGCCTGCGCTGTTCTGATATGCCTTCTCCGGCTGCGCCAGCTTGGATGTTTGCTGCATCTTCAGCCGCGCCTGCTTGCATTACACTTCCAACAAGTTGGCTTCCGCCTACGACTAGGGCTGTTACTGGATCAGGCATCGCCGAACTCCTTTAAATAATTTTCAAGTTTTTCACCGTACAAAGCCATTACTAAATGACTGTGCTTTGTAGCAAACCCTGCACCATGCACTAATGCAATAACCATCAAAATCAGGTCATAGTAGCCAGCACGCCAAACAAACGATTTTGCATCGGCTTGGCCTTGACGTTCTGCTGTGTCTGAGGCTTGCCACTTAAGAATGGCAGTAGCCAGCAAAGGCACTAAATGGTGGCTATTGACGATGAAAAAAGCGTTCTGGTGCATACCCACCAGAGTGTTCCAAATGGTGGCATTTAGGTCTTTTCGCTCAACTGCGTCACCATCGGCAACATCATCAAAAACTTGGATTGCGTCAAAAACCATAAGCAGCCACTCTACGGCTGGCGTAGGCAGCATAAAAACCTTCGTTAGGTTTTCTTTAAGCCCATCGGTCATGCACAACTCCTGTTCAGGGTGAGCTGCTGGTGGCCCGATAGACTCAGCGGCTCGATTTTCGCACAGTTTTACTCAATCCTCATACTCATCGTCTTCCCATGCTTGGCAAACTCTCATGTCATTGCAGATGAAATTCAGCTTTTCGCAGTGGCCACGAAACCCTGCGCCTTTGTCATAAGCCGCCATCGGGATGCGCTCTAGCCGGACTTGCGCCATCAGGCTGTTGTCGTAGTAACCGCAGTTTGAGCAATGCTTGCGCCGTGCGTCTTTTTCATCGCACTGCATGGCTTCTGCCAGCCCTGAATAAAACTCTTTGTTGGCCCCAGGTGCGTTAGTTGGCATCTCTGGGCCATAGTTCCAATCCTGTACGGCAATGGCGTAGTTCTTTTTATTTTCTGCATTGGTGATGAATTCTTCATCCATCGGCAAGCCCATGAATCCCTTGGGCATCATCATAAATTTGTCCATGCTTGTTCTCCTTAACTTATTTCACGACCAGAAGCCCGAATGGTCAGCGATGTTGCTGCCCCTGCGATTGTGGAAATAAACCCACCAACATCGAGCGCCTGACCCACCAGCTCTGGGCAGGTATAGGTCTCATCTGGCACGATGGTTCGGCTATCAACAATCAAGTTTGACGCCCCCGCTGAACCAGAGACAGTGACCAGATTGCAACTGAAGGTCACATTGTTTGCGCTGGTATTGGTCACCGTAAACTTGTCAATGATGGCCTTGACGTTTACGGCTGTGTATTGGGTGGTCTGGCTGTTCTCTGCCTGTTTTGCTGGAATCAGCACTTTGATGATTACGGTCATTGGACACCTCCGATATTGTTTGAAACTGTCAGGATTATGGACGGAATGGCGGGAACTGGTGGTGTTGCGACAACAGAAAGCAACTCAACACTTAGGCTGGTAGTTGAAAACATCATCTCAACGTAATCGCCAGCCTTAAGGTCAAAAAAGTAATTCAGCGATGAAAAAATCTCTGCATCGTTACCCTGAATCCTAATCTGGCTGGCGCTGTCTGGCACGTCTGTGCCGTTGAGCCGAAACCAAAAATAGAACTCAGCCGTGCCGCCTGATGTCTTGTCCAACTGAAACGATGTGTCGAAGTTGTAAATGCCCTCGCTATCCACGATGATTCGTGAGGTTGGAGTTCCGATAAACACCCCGTTACTCAAGTCTGTGCTGTTAAACGTGATGGCCTTGGCGGTGTTGATCGTGGTGGCTGTCTGGGTGGTGGTGTCGTAAAACGAGCCGTATCTTGCCCTTTTGAACTCCCGTGGCGGTGGGGTCATCTGCAAGCCTTCGATGGCTTTTGTCAGCGTATCCAGTTGACTTGGCAATGGAGTCAACTGCAATGCTTGGACCGCCTTAGTCAAACTGTCCACCAGCTCCAGCGCCTGATTTGCTTTGTTTTCAGCCAACGCAGAATTAATGGCCGACTCTTGGGCCAGTGCTGCTAGTTGGGCCAGTGCGCTATTTGCTGTGGCTGCCGCCGTATCTGCCTGATACTCAAAATCTGTGCCTGTAATAACTTGCAATTGATCAACAGTAGAAAACAACAATTCAAACTGCCGAATCTGCTGCTGATCGGTTAAGAACAGAGCAAGCTGGTCACGGGTGAGGTTTAACTTGGCCATCAGTATGCCAGTGGCTCAATCTGAGCTTCAAGTCGCAGAAATGACACATGAGCATCACTGTCGCCGCGGAACCGCTGAATGCGCCAGTTTCTCATGTGGCCCTGTTGGAACCATGCGAGGCGCTTCTTGGTGTTGCCGATCGTGCCCACCGAGATAAACTTTTCTTGGCTGTATGACTTGCCATCTAAAGAGTAGCTGGTGCTGATCTGCGGATTCTTGCCAAGGGCAACGCTGCCCGTCAAGCTGACCAACTCCAACTCATTGAAGATAGCGCCGTTGCTCTCGTTGTAAACAATCAGCGTGCCGAATTCCCAATAGACCTGTTGGCCCCAGTGACTGCCAATGTCTTGCACCAGATAGCCGATGCTGTTTGACTGCGGGTCACCCACCAACCATTTGTCATAGGCCCACACCATGTTTCTTGCTCGGTATTGAGCAAGGCCCGTCAGGGTGCTGACTAAGATGAACCAGACAGGGGTTTGCAGCGCCTGTGATGCTGATGCGTCATAGACCAACGTCTGGTTGGGCAGATGCACATACAGATGTTCATGGTTCTTGTCGTTTCTAGCCTCAATCTTGACCAAGGCCAACTGCGCCTCTGTGAAGTCCAGCAAGATGTTGTCAATCTCTTGCGTACTGATTTTTTGAGTGGTTGCCGAGGCCGCAGTATAAATGCCTGGGGCTTCGTTGCGCCCACTGCCCAAGAATGCAATTTGGTCAAGATAGACACAGCAAGCCTGAACACCAACGCAGCCCTTTTGAACCTGTGCGCCCTGTATCACGCCAAATGGAAACGGCACAGCAGTTCCGAGGTTGTCGTAAACCTCCATCGTGAATCTGTTGATGGCGTAGACCTCATTCCGCAAACGCAGCAGCGATGTCACTGGATCTGGGTCGGCAATAGGCTCTTCAAAGGCAAATGCCCCAATAACAAACGGATCGCCAATGTTTGTAATGAACAACCGATCTCCATCAGTGAGCATAAAACGCCCATCAATGAAGCAAAAATCAATGATTGGCCCAATGGTTACCAGTGGGTAACTGCCTTGCGTTAGGGTCGTGCCATTCCAGAAGTAAATGTTCCCACCGGATGCAACAGCCAATTCATCAAAGCTGTAATCAAAGGTCACAAGCCCACCGCTGCCCACATCGCCCAGGATGGTCACTGCACCAGTGCTGCTGATCTCCACCAGCTTTGTCCCCATGACCCTATAAACATCGCCATTCCAGTTGATGCCGCCACGGTCAACCCCTGGGCCAGTGCCGTTGGCAACAATGCCATCACCGGGACGCAAAAACCCATTGCTGATGCCCGACACTTTTGGCACAGGCATCAGATTCACTGGGTACGATGTACGCAGCTCAGGGGTGTTGTCGGTGAAAATACCGTTGAGGATTGGTATTTGCATTTACTTGGCCTTGTTTCGTGCGCTGATGCGTTTTGCTTTGGCTTGAGCATCAGCCTTAGATGATGCGCCCCAAGCTCTCAAACTTAGCAGCAGGCGGGTAGGTTCACCATCTTTGTATTCAGGGCCAGGATTGCCGCCCATACGGGCTAGAAACGATGCCCTGCGGGGATTGTCACCAGACTTGACGGGAGGCTTAAGATTCATGCCTTCAGCACGGGCAGCAGCACGCCCTTTGGCGTTCAAGCCGCCTTTGGGGTTTTGACCTTCCTTGCGTGCATAGGCTGGAGTCTTCATCGAAACCTCTTAATCTTTTCGGCAACCTTTTTGGGCTGCTTTGCAAATTGTTCACCCTTGGCTGTGGCCTCACGCTTTGCCTTGGTGGTCGCCGCATATTCAGCCGATGACAGGGCTTTGATGGCCTTTTCGGGCAGATAGCGTTCACCTGTCTCAGATGATGGCTTGCCGGACTTGGTGCGCCACTTCTGAGCGCCCCAATCTTTCAGGCTTTTTTGCGGGGCTTTCATTTGTACGACCCGCCTTTTTTCTTGTACTCCACCGCCAGCAGTTGTGCTTTTCTTGCCGACCATTCGCCTGGGTCGCCGCCCTTTGTCCCTGCTTTGATTTTTTCAAACAGGTTCTTCCGCATGGTTGGCTTCGTATAGTTGCCAGCCGCATTTACAGAGGACTTGGGCTTTGTTGCCATTACGCAACCACCGCACCACGGAACCCAACAACCCACCAATCAGTACCAGCAAACTGAAGGGTGACCGAATCACCAACAGCGTTGAAAGTGATTGTGGTGGCGCTTCCGAGATTGGCTGGTGTCAAAACACCAGTATCACCACCAGCCGCTTCTGCGACATAAATAATTGTTTTCAGTTGCCCTTGAGCGCCATCAGCAAGAGTCAACGCATTGCCTGCTGCTGTTGAAGTAAATGCGGTCGCCAGACTTGTGATGTTTACAGCGCCTGGGCCACTCAATGCCTGGACCGTTGCTGATGCCCCTGTGCCGCCATTAGCAACTGCCAGAGCGCCTGTTACGCCTGTTGTTAGCGGCAACCCGGTGCAGTTTGTCAACGCTCCAGATGTCGGTGTGCCAAGAATTGGAGTGACCATCACCATGCTGGTGCTTGTGCAGGCGCTGATGTTGCCGCTGGCCACAGTACCCAGCACAGGCGTTACCAAAGTCGGACTGGTGTTGAACACCAACAGACCTGTGCCCGTTTCATCGGTCATTGCCGCCCGTAGGTTGGCACTTGACGGTGTGGTCAGCCATGCAGCAATACCCGCTGCAAAAACTGTCTCAGCGTTAATGTTGTACCAAGAATTCGTTGGCTGGTAAAAGCGATACACAGCAGCACACCCTGCGCCCAAACTTGTGACTGCACCAAAAATGGCAGATGCGCCATTCAAAGCAATCGTCAATGAGGTGATCTCTTGCGTGGACGTAATCAGCACCGTAGTGCCATCAGGCACACCAGTGTTCAAAGGCAGCGTGATCGTGCCAGTTGCCAGCGTCCCTGCGGGTTGCAGCAGCATCCATTGGTTTTGGCTAACTGGCGTTGGCACTGTGATATTGAACCCAGAACCAGGAACATACAGATTCACCGATAAGGTTGGTGATGCAAAACTTTGCTGAAAAAATGTCAGCAAGGAACCAATCGATGTTCTGCGAGCATCACCGTTGTTGGGAGAGTAAACGGGTAGCTGGTCACCACTGGAGATGGTGTTCAGCACTGGCAGTTGGTTGATTGTTGGCATGATTGTCCTCAGTAGTATTCGATAGGCCCATCAGGGCCAGCATCAACAGGGCTATATGGTGGGCGCACAAACGGGTTGTCGTACACACGCCATGGCTTGTTGCCAGCGCCAGCGGGTGTGGTTGCTGGCAGTTGCTTTTCCAGCGGGAATGTCGCACGCTGAAGCAAGATGTCGTAACCCTGCTTGGCGGTGGTCTTTGTCTCAATCATCACTTGCTTGCCGTAGCTTGGGGCAAGTCTGATGCCCAGGCTGCAAATGATGGCCTCATATGCCGAATCAGGCACATTGGTCTGTTCATCCAAATCGCTGTCTTGTGGGCTTGAGGGCAGTGGATAACCCAAGCGGATGCCCTTGGCGTTCCAATCAGCCATCATTGCATCTAGCCTACGCAATGCCGTGTTCAACTGCTCGGGATTCAGGTCGAACACATAAGAGGCAAGACCGATCTCCTCAAAGGCAGCGGTCACGAACTGGCGCTTGCTGTATCCCATGATGCGGCCTCCATAGCCTGATTGATGCGATTGAGCAGAGTTTCGTCTGACCAACGCTTGTCCACTTTGAGCCCGATTTTAGCAGCTTGCTCCAACATTTCATCACGTGTTGGCTCGCCCACTTCCACAATTTCTACTTGCTGCACGACAGCACCAATGGGTGATGGATAGCAAACTTTTGTCAATCTGCGCTCAATGGCTTGCTCTTTTTTGAGCTTGCGCTTTTGTAGCCGCAACTCTTTCCACGGGGAAAGAGTTTTGGTCTTAATGATTGCGGCTGACTTAATCATTTTTTCATCGGTGCTTTGCTAGGCTTGCCAGCGGCTTTTGCCGACTTGCTTGCCATGCCAAGGGCCATTGCAACAGCTTGCTTTTGGGGCTTGCCTGATTTCATTTCCATTTTGATGTTCTTGGAAATGGTCTTGTCTGAGTAACCTTTTTTCATCATTTCGCTCTCCATATAAAACAGGCCAACATCTCTGCTGGCCTGTCTTGGTTTAACCACCGATACGATAGACGACAAAGGTATCAGCCGCAGTCTTACGGCAACGGAAACGTGCAGAAGCACCAGCCGTTGCAGCAGTTGCGGCAGCACCCACGATGGTCACGTTTGTATTGACTGTGAGAGTCAAAGCATATGCAGCCAAAGTAATGACGCTGAAGTCAAATGAATCACCGATGGCCCACTCAGTTGCCAAATCAAGGTTTGCACCTGTTGGCAATTGAATGTCACGGCTTGCTGTGGGGGTAGCAGTAATGATGCCTGTCAACACGTTGGCAGCAGTTGCCGCCATCGAGCCGCCATCAGCAATGTTGGCTGGCGCACCTTGAGGTTGCCAGTTGCCATTGTTGCTGATATCAGGTGAAACACCCACAGAGTAGTACGCACCCGATGCACCAGCTTGAATAATCACGTTGGTGGCATTGGTAAATGCGCCTGACACATAAGTGGTGTTGTCAACAGTTGTCAACAGGTCATTGGCTTCAGGGAAATTGGGGAAACCAACTTCTTGAAACACCTGTGCTGGCGAAAAGGCTTGAACAGCGATTTTCTCGCCAGCGGGAACGGCAACAGTAGCTGTGCCTTGTGCAAAGATAACTTGATAGCTCATGGTCGCCCCCTATTAAGTCTGACCGAACAACAAAATACCAGACATTTCTGGCTGCTTATTGACCACGCCGAACAAGGTATCAAGGCGATACTTGGTCTTCATGGTGTTCACATCGTACTGCTTCTGCATCACCAGCTCGATGCCCTGATCGGTGGAGGCACGCATCACTGCGACACCAGCATCAGACGGGACAGCGTAACGACCAGGCAGAATCTCGAGCGCATCCTTCTGCCAGAAGCAGTTGATAGGTGCAGTGACCGAGTTCAAGCGGGTCAAAGTTTCCGATGCGCTAGGTGTCACGATACAGTTCTGGTATTGCAGTTCTGCATCAGTGCCGCCTTGGGCCGAGATGATTGGCGGTGTGATAACGCAAGTGGTCGAGTTTGTGATGCTCACCACACGGAAGGTCTTGGCAAAGCCAGTACCCTGCTTAGTGATGTGATGCACAGCCTCAACGCCGCCGATCTGGAACGGTGTACCGACACGCAGATCAGTTGTCGATGTGACAGTGATGGTCTGGAAGCGGTTGTCAACGTTCTGGGTCTCGCCTGTCACTGCGGTGGAAGTGGCAGTTGGGACGTAGTAGTTGTTTGCAGCAGCCAGGGTGGACATAGTGGTATTGGAACCAGTACGTGCAGCCAAGCGATTTGCGTAATCCAACTTGTATGTCTCAAAGCCAGCGACTTGACCAACAAACGAACGCTCGAAAGCAGTGTTGGACTTAGTGCCAGCAAAGCTGCGTGCGCCAGTACCAGCACCAGTGGCAATGTTGCCAGCAATACCGTTGTAGTCACGGCTGGACAGAGCCAAGTAGCGGTCGAACGCTTGCACGCCCTGCTCGTTCATGATGCTGTCGCACAGGGCAACGTCATCATAATCACCAGCAGCAGTGTTCACGGTCACGACCAAAGAACCTTGGGCAGCAGCCACGTTCATGATGGCAATGTTGATGTCCGAGGCCAGCTTCTGTTTAGCAGCTTCGCCCAAACGACCTTCTTGCAACGCATCACGCAGTTCCAAAGCATCCAGGATGAACGGCACTGACTTTTGGAAGCCCAATGTCGCTGGCACTGCAAGCTGTGTGTAAGCGGTGAAGTTGTTGGTTTGATCCATGCCATCATACGACTGTGCGATGTAAGGCTGTGGACGATAGATCACGTTGTTGGTGCGTTCCATCATCGAACCGTCAGTGTTGTAGACGGAAACGTTGCGGGACAAGACCAATGCGTCATTGAAACCTTCAAGGATGTCCTCAAAGGCAACGCGCTCTTCTTTGCTGAATGAGTTGCTCATTTCATGCTCCTAAAAAAATTACTTGGATGCTGATCGTTTCTGCGCCCGATACTGAATGACTTTCGTCATGTTGCCAGTACGGGACGCTTCTTCTCTCAGCCGTTCGAGGGTTGAGTCCACCGCACCTGAAGATCGTCCAGTTCCTGAAACGATACGCTCTGGTGCGGGTGCTGCTCTGCGGTTTGTAACTTTCAATTCTTTCTCCAGTTTTGCGACCGCAAAAGCAAACTTTACGGGGTCTGAGACTTCTGCCAACTCCTTGGCCTTCTTTGGATTCTTACCGAGTGCGTAAACAACCAGTGCGGGGTTTTCAGCCCCTTGAAGAATCACGCCTTGCTGTGTGATTGAAAAGACTTCCTGGGCCACGGCCTCGGCATCTTCGTAATCCCTGACTCGCAGCTCTGCTTTCGCTTTGCCGTAGCCATCCAGCTTGGCTTGCCATGCCTTCTGCTGATTCATAACTTCAGCTTGTTGCTTGGCGTTGACCTCATCGGCTTGTCGCTTGCGCTCAAACCAACCAGTCAGTGCTTCTTCGTATTTGTCAGCGTCATAGTCGTGGTCTTCTAGCTTGGGCTTGGCTCCAATGACAACTGGCTTGTTCTCAGTTGGCTGGACTTGCAGCTTGCTTTGCAGTTCACGGTTCTGGCGTTGCAACTCACGGTTTGTCTTTCGCAACTCTCGTACCCATTCAGGTGCTGGAGTGTGCTCTTCGGGAGGTGGCGCTTCCTCTCCAATGCTGACAACTACTTCCTCGGGTTCTTCTTGGTCATCAACGATTTCCGTGACTTCCTCGACATCTTCCTCTACGTAGGTTTCCTCGTCCTCAATTACTGCCTTTTCGTTCATCTTTTGACCCCATTAAACTCACCCATTGAAAACGGTGGGTGGCATCCGTTAATACATTCTCGCCTGTTTTTTATTATCTGACAACAGGCTGCACAATTTGTCCACGCAATATCTCTTGCACGGCCTCGGCGTTTGTCAAAGCCATGTTTTGTGCAGTTTCATCAACTTTGCCCAATGTTTCCAGCGTCTGGGCACGTTTCAACTCGGCGCTTGCCACAGTCTCCACGGTATCAGCACGGGCCTTGGCTGCTTTCGCCGTTGCCTCCTCTGCCGCTGCTTGGAGGTACATGGCATTCGGGTCTTGCGGCTTGCCTTGCATCTCGGCCATGAGTTCTTGGGCTTCGTCCTCGGTTGGCTGCACCACGCCCATGCGGAGCAACTTCTTGCGGAAGTAAGCATTGGCATCACCTACGCCCTCGCCCTCCATGTTCATCATTGCCATTGCAGTCAGCACTTGCGCTGTCTCTGGGTCGGTGGTGATCTGAAGCATCCCGGTCAACGCCCTTACAGTAGCTGCACGCTTGCTGCTGCTGGATGGGCCAACTTCGGCAACCACATCAAAGGTGGCAGTGCTGAGATCGTTTTCCATGACCATCGCACCCGTTTCGGTGTCAATCATGGGCTTCATCAACTCAACAACGCTGGACTCGCCAGTGGGCGCAATGGTCTTCATCTTGCGCTTGTCTTCGGTGTAGATGTCCCGAGCCATGCTTAACCAAATCTCGCCGCAACGTTTCATGCCCTTGGCAAAGTTGCTCATGTAGATGAACGTCTGCATATCCACACGGGTTTGGATCATCTCCACGGCTTTACCAGACACGCCCGACACAATCTTGTCGGCGCCTTGCGGGTTGCCCAGGATGTCTTGCATATCCTGTTCGGTGATCTGCAACAGCGCAGCCATAGCGGGTGGGATTGCAGCCGACTTGGTGTAAGCCAATGGGCCAGCGGCTTGGGTATTGCCATCAGGCCCAGTGATTGGGTTAATCAGCAGATACGGGTAATCACGTAGGTTGTCTTCTGCCCACATGAGCTGGTGACCCGCCACTTGCTCGGGGGTCATGATGGGCTTCTCAATGCTGGACAGGGCTGAGATTTCGCCCAGCTTGCTCAGTTGCATATTCTTTAGACGTTGGGCATCTTTCGCCAATCTGACAGCGCCCATGCAGCGTTCGATGTTGTCCACGAACCAGCGTTTGCCGTACACCACCACAATCGGGATGCACTTGCCAGCGATGTAACCAGCATCCTCCAGCACCTTGCCGCCCGACATGATGTATTTGCGGACCCGCATACGCTTGACTCGCTTCTGGCGGACTTCCCGTGTGCCGATGGCCATCAGGGTTTCTTCAAGGGTTTCATCGTTCTCAAAGTCTTTGGCTGTGTAGCGTTCCTCAGTCCCGTCAATGGCCTCAAAGATGCGGATTGTCTCGGTCTTTTCCTCGACCTTGTAATACTCAGCCACGAACACGACATCAGGCGTTGCCCAATCAAACTCGTACTGGTGGATGATCTTGGGCCAATCCGTTGGGTCATCGTTGTAAGTTTCTTTGTAGCTCTCACGGGTCATGCTGGTGACCACGAAAGCATATTTAGCGTCTGACTTGTCCTGGCGCTTGGCGTTCAGGTCAAAGAAAACGCTGCTGTCAGCATCAAAGATTGGCTCCATGCGGATGCGCTGTCGGTCATCCTCGTCATTCTCTTCGTCTTCGTAGACTGTACGCAGCCGCCATGCGCCAATGCCGCCGCCTACGGCTTCCTCAAAAGCGTTGTCATAGGCTTCATCAGCGACGGATGCTTGTTCATCAGCACGATACAGGCCATCACAGACCTCTGCCAGCTTTGCATTGTCTGTGCCATCTTTGGACACATAGTCCACAGTAATGCGGTTGTTGCGGTATTCGTTGACGATACGAATGACCGCCAGCATGATCTTGTTGACCTCAAACTTGGGCTTGTTCTCGTACTGATCCCATAGTGGGCCTTCCCACTGAGCGCCGCACAGGGAATAGAACCGCCTGTCTTGCAAGCACTGTAGGCGCTCGTCCCGCAGTGCAGTCTGGATGTCATTGAACTGGCGCAGGGCTTCGGTGTGTAGATTCGAAAGCCGTTGGTCGTTTGAGATTCTTGCCATGATTGTCCTTTGTTAACCGATTTTCTACCATTTGTTAATGGTCGGCAATGGCGTGAAGTTGATCGTCTTGGTCACTGTTGCACGCCTGACACCCTCGCAAGCATATCGCAGTGCGTCAATCACATGGTTCTTCTTGTCCTCCAGCACGGGCAAGATTCTACCCGTCAGCGGGTCTGACTTGTAGCTGTAAAGGCTCAGTTCGTCAATGGTGTGTATACAGCGAGGGTGAACCACGATGTCGTAGTTCTTAAGAAACTCAATGCCTTCCTCGACAGACTTTGGCCCTTTTACGGCAGTCATAATCTTGGGAAAGCCGTTGCGCTTCATGTGGCTGATGGTCTCGGGCCTAGCTGAATCTGCCACGATGGGCCAGCGTTCGCTCTCAGGCACTTGCATGAACAGCTCGGGCGTGTTGATGATTTCACACCCAACCATGTAGGCTTCATAGTCAATGAACAGCGTGCGCCCAATGATATGGCAGCGCACCAGCACTGTCGGGTCAATCGAAAAGCCCCAATCAGCGCCAAGTCGGTGGATGGCATCTGGTGGTGCTTCAAAGTCGTCAATCTTCCAGTTCTTGAACACCCTGGCGTTGCTGTTCCGCAGATACTGACCCATCCACACGTGCTGGTATTTGTCAGGGTCACGCCGCTTGTCGTACTCCATCTCATCTTTAAGGACTTGTGGAAACCACGGGTTTTCGCCAAAGTTGACCTTGATGACCTTGGCATCCACAGGCGGCTCTGGGCCTCTTAACAGGAAATCTACAGGGTCGCTCTGCTGTCTCGGGTTCCACGTAAACCATAGTTCACTGTCAGGCTTGCGGATGGTTGGCCTCAGCAGGTCAAGGCTGGACTGACTTAGGCTTTGGGCTTCCTCCACCCAGGCGCAGTCGTAGCCTTCCAGCGACTTAATGCTGTCGGCTGTGTGGTTCTGCATACCCTGAAAGATTATGGCCCCATCGCCCTTCTTGGACTTGATGACCGAATCCTGGACTTCAAAGTAAGCGCCAGCGTTCATGGCCTCAATCTTGGTTTCCAGCAGCCGCTTTACCGATTGGTTCAAGGATTTCTGGATTTCACGCACGCAAACGCTGCGCCGCTTCTGATCCATGATGTGCATCTCAATCATCAGCTCGGCAAACATATGCGACTTGCCTGATCCACGCCCACCCCAAGCGCCTTTGTAGCGTGCCGACTCCAGCAAGGGTTGCGCCCATTCTGGTGTCTGAAGCTGCAAAACTTTATGCATGTTTGACGATTACACGTTCAATCTTGGTGAATTCAAGCGGCTGTCCATCAGCGCCTGTAAGTTCGTGTTTGTGGGTTTCCTTCCAGCCCATCTGGCACTTTGACCACCAAATCTGTGCAGTGGTATCACCAGCCATTGCTTTTTGGAATATGCCCTTGCCAATTTGTGCGTTTGCTTTGGCTTTACCGTTCACCAATTCTGCGCTGAAGTATTTTCGTAGCGTGTCAATGTCAATGCCCTCGCGAACAAGGGCTGCAATCTGCTCAAATGGCACGCCATAACCAGACATTGCTTCAACTTGTTTGCGCTCCGAATCTGTCGGTAAAAATGGCTTTCTGCCAGAACCCTCTCTGGCTCCGCCATTCTTTTTAGGCTCATCTGCCTCTTTTTTAGGCAGTCGGGTGGAATTTTCAGTACTTTTCTTCATATGTAACCTCCGCGAAAGGTTGGTTTTCTGCGTTTACTTGACTGTGCTTGTAATGCGTGACAGCAGCCTTGGCTTGCGATGCTCCTCACTCAGTATCTTGGGCGCAGTGTGCTTCCATGATACTTGATGGTGTATTCGCTTGTCGTTTGTGCCTACTTCTGAGATTTTTACACACGATGGTGCGTACATAACCGAATAGAACGATTTTGTATACGTGCCAAGGTCAAGGTAGATTTCAGTCAATCCACCTGCGTTTTGCTGCGTAACGACTTGCTGCAAGCGTAACTGGGGTGTGGTCATGAAAAGGTTGCCACGTCTGCCCCATTCGACATACATGTTCACATCCTCGTTGATGCGGCCTATGAACTCTACTGGACGATCTACCCGAAACATAAAAGAATTCATTACCTTGCGGTATATTTCATCTTTTCGCATCTTGCTGAGTAGAACGCAACCCTCGCCTCCAATGAAGTCACCGCCCTGTGCGAATGCGACCGAATGAAATGGTGTTGTGTCCAAAAACTCTATCAGTGCGACAAGCACATCGTCAAGGTTGCCAATCTTGTTTTCGGATGTGATGTATTGCATTTCCTCGTTGGTTGAGTAATCAAACCTTGTGTAATCGTCATCCAGTTGCCAAAAGTGTGTCAACCCGAGATCTGCCGCAATTTTGAAGCTGATGTTTCTTGCGTACACCACACTGTTGCGTTTCTTGAAGTTATCTCCGCTGTCAGTGGCTTCAATAGCCTCTTGTTTGTTGAAAACAATGACAGAGTCTTTGTCGTAAACCTCTTTGTATTTATCAAGCTGTTTGTCTTCATCGTCACAAATCAGGTAAATCTTGCCTGTATAGCCGCTTTTGCGTAGGGTCTGGTAGGTGTAAACATTGTTTGCCCGCCCATGTGTCAGAATAAAAACAGCAAAGGTCTTAGGCATCATGTTCTTCGCCCTTTTCGCCAGCGTAAACATCACTGATGGCTTGCGAAAGCTTTACGTAACCGTTCGCAATGGCCTTATCAAAGTCAATGATGACCAATGCGCTGTCTTCCATGAGTTGCTGCAAGTCCGGGTCTGCGTGTGCGTAAAACTCAGCAATTTGCTCAAAGTCGAATCGTATGTGTCTTGCTGCCGCAGCCAGCAAAAAGTCTTTAACCTCTGACTTTATTTCAGGGTCTTGATAAATTTTTGCCGTTAGCTGTTCATATTTCACTTTGTCGTAAAGTTCATTTACAGCGGGACAATCACCGGATGGCGAATAAACAGGGGCATCTATTTTTTTTGTGTACTTACTGTTATCAATTTGTTCATCATCAACATCAGGCAACAAAAGCTCAGAAATTTCCTCTGGTGTAAAACCAGTTAGGTCAATGTCAAAACCTAGGCCATCAAGCTCTTCTAGCTCAAGGGATAACATTGCATTGTCCCAGTCAGCATTTTGGGCAAGTTTGTTGTCGGCAATGATGTAAGCTCGTTTCTTGGCATCTGACCAGCCTTTTGCCACCATTACAGGCACTTCGGTCATCTTCAGCTTCTGTGCCGCCAGGGTCCGCCCATGCCCTGCAATGATGCCGCCATCCTCGTCCACCAGCACTGGCGTTGTCCAGCCCCATTCTTTGATGCTTGCAGCAATCTGTGCAACTTGCTCATCCGAGTGCGTGCGTGCGTTGCGTGCGTAAGGGATTAATTTGTCAATGGCCCACTTTTGAACTTTGTCCGCTGGATTCGTCATTCAAAAACCACCATTGCGAGTTGTGGTGCAAGTGACGCTGCCATCCCAATTTTTTACGCATCTGGTGGTGGTCTGGGCTTGGGCTGCAAAAGACAGCAGCAGGGCTGCGATTGTGATTAGGGTTTTCACTGTTACTCCTTAAAAAACGGGGCCGAAGCCCCAAAAGCTGGCAACTGCATTTGTCAGCAAGTCTATTGTGTGATGTCAGGTATAGGAATGTCAACAGGCCATTGGTTTGTGTCCACTAACAATTGCACTGTTTTATGGTGTGCCACGTTCCATGCTAGCTGCCTTTCCGCTTTTGACCACTTGGCGCCCTGGTCAATATCGTAATGGCAACTCATGCACAGCGCAGCCGTGAGATTGTCATCAGCTTTGATGCCCCGGCCTTTGCCGCCTCCCCAGTTTGTGTGTGCCGCTTGGACGCAAACGCCTGACCCGCAGATTTGACAATCAAGGCTAGCCACCAGCTTGAGCAGCTTTTTGCTTCTGACGTATGCGTGCTTTTGAAACATCATATGTGCACCACCCTTTGATGGTTTGACCTGACGTTATTGTTACTTTTGTTAATCATTCGCTCAAACTCTGAACAACTTATGCTCTGCCTTTGGAGGTCATGCAAGGCGCAAAGTTCTTTTAGATACCTAATGCCAACACCGGACAAGCCCATCTTTTTGGTTGCTTCATAGCGTTTGGCGGCTGCCTCCATCTCAGACTGCACCAAAGCACACAATGGCAAGACCTCAATGCCAATACCATTGTGACCCATCGTTTCTGACACGTTTAACACGTGCACCAGCGTCATCCAATCTTGCACTGTCCCAACCCCTTTAACCATGCTGTCAATGGCGCTGAGTTCGTGCATTCTGAGCTTGTTGAGCTTTTCCTCACTTGCAACCATTGCCCCTGTAATGGCGTGTTCAATCGGATTGATTTTGGCCCATATCTTTCGCCGGCATTGCTTTTTCATTGGTGCGCCCTGTCTTGCATTCGGTTGGTGGCTTCGCGTGTGCGCCAGATTTCAATGTCTAACCTTGCGGCTTCCAGTTGCCACTTCAGGGTTTCTTCTTGCTCAACAGCCAGCGCCAGCCCTTTAAGCAACTGGTGGTAGGCTGGATCTGCATAAGCTTCACGTTCCTGGGCGTTTGCTGCCTCCACGCCAAGTTTGAGTGCGTCTTTCATCAATAGGGCTTTTTTGGATTTGCGGAATTCTTCAAGGTACACCCGTTGCGCTTTGGCTTCACCGTAAGCTGGTGCAATCTGGCGGATTGTCTCGGCTGCTTGTTCTGGTTTCATTGCGCCTCCATCACCATGACATCAACGCCAGCTTTTTCTGCGTAGACCTTTTTTACGTGCAAATCAGTCACTTGGGTGTCATCCACAAAAATGACACCGTTCATGGCATCAAGGTAGGTTTTTGCAATGTTGTCAATGTCAGGCTTCTTGCAAGGCTTCTCAGCTCCGCTTAAACAGGCTTCCCTGCGCTTTTTTGGGTAAGACTGTGGAATTGGAAGTCTTACGTACAAAAATACGCTCACGGGCGTTTTAAGAGGCTCTGTCGCACCTATTGCTTGTTTGGCAAAGGTAGCAATCATGGCCTCATAGGTCAAAGTCTGTTTGTCGGTGTACACCTTGGTGAAGTTGCCAACCCTACTGAATCTAGGTCGGCCTTTTCCTTTTGGGTCACCCTCGACTTGAAAGTGTATTTGCATCATTGTTCATTTCCGCAATCAAGATATCGTGACCAGCCTGTCCACGTATTCGCAGAATGTCGGCTTTCACAACCGCCCACCAATTCTGGGCGTTCTGTTTGCCAATCTCTTTGACTTTCATCTTGTACCGCCCCTTCCATTCTCTCGCCTCGCATTGGGTCATGTAAGTCACCAGTGGCGAAAAGGGCGGCGCTGATTTGTTCAAAACTGAATTTCTGTCCATCACGTAATTTGTCCAAAATTTGGTTTGCTTGGTCTCTGTTCATCAATAAATCTCGTCTTTGTCGTCATACCACTGCACGATGTTTTTAGCTTGCAAAGCATCTGCAAGATTTTTCTTTGGCTTTAAAGTTTTACCGCCCCACTGATGTTCGCTACACATTGGTCTGTAACCCTCCATGTGAACTGACCATCGTTTCCCACAACCAGGAACGCTGCAAAAAAGATGACCTGTCTCGTCAATCTGATTGTTTGTTTGCTGTTTGAAATTAGTTAGTGCCATGATATTTTCCCTCTACAATTTTTGCGAAGTTGCTTGGTTTGAGAATCCACTCAAGGTCTGCGGTAAACACACGACCATCTTTGCTGTTGACTTTTCCTGTCAGAAATTTTGATCTGCCAACATGCCTGAAAAAATCTGCCCACCATGTGAGAACATCATCGGCTTGGATCTGTTTGCCTTGTGAGAGTTCTGCCGCAACCTCTCGCCATCGCTGTCTCAAATAACCTTGTCGTGCAGCATTCCAGACTTCAACCTTCCGCAATGTAGGCAAATGCTGGTGGTATAGGCCAATGACTTCTGTGTGTTTGCAATCAGGCAACTCCATCTCAGGTTCACCATCTGGTGGACATATATTGGTATTCCTTTGGTTATTGGTTATTGGTTCTTGGTTATTAGTTGCCTTAGCGATGGGTTCCGAGTGGGTATCCACTGGGTTACCCACTGGGTTCTTTTTCCTTCCTCCAAGTTTCCCGTTTGCCCTGTTCTTTTCTGCCATAGCGTGATAGTGACCAATCACCTCATGGCAGCGAGCATGAAACCAACCATCTTCGTGTTTTTCAAACATATCGTTTAAGACATCCACAATGACAAAGGCCTCCACTCGGATGCGTCTGGCAACCCAGTGGGTATCAAGTGGGATTTTTTGCTCGGTGTCGTAGTACATATCAAGGAGCCTTCTATACGCAAGGTCTTCCTCATTTGAAAGGTGTGCAGTTGCACCTCGGTAATCACCGATGTTGAATGTGTAGTAATGCACAAAGCATCTCCGCAAAACTCCCTGAAAAGAAACGTCAGCAGGTGGGGAGTTCACTTTTCAGCAAGGTAGCTACTCCTTGCCTAGCTGGGTTTCAAAAAATTATATCTTCACAAACCAGTCAGGTTTTATGACCATGAGCTGGTACAACCGACCTTTTGGCAACTGCTTCCATTGACAAACAGCACCTCTTGTCACACCCAGCAACCTTGCAAGTGCGACTTGTGAACCAGCTCTAGAAATGGCTTCATCTTTTGACATCGGTGCATTTTACTAAACAAAGTGGACAACCGTATTAGGGAAAGTCCCTATAAAAATATCGCATCATTTATTGACGAGTGTTTAGAACCCTATACAATGTGACCATGCCCTAGCAATTTCGCACAAGGGTCTTTTTGGAGAAATCATGAAACCTCAGGAACTTTACAAAGGCATCAAGGTGGTAGCTACCGACCTTCCAGATGCAACCGTTTACACGGTGGAGGCAGTCAACCACTTCTCGGTTGAACTGACCTATACGACAAGCAATGGTCAAACACTTCACGCTGGTGTTCTTGATGCTTGCTTTTTGAAACTCCCCACCATCCAACAACTGGCAAACGCTTAATCAACCCACGGGGCTTCGGCCCCATCTTTAGGAAAAATCATGGCTCACTTAATTGAAAACAATGCGATCACAGGCAAAGCAGAAATTGCTTACGCAAATAAAACTCCTTGGCATGGCCTTGGTCAACAGTTGACCCAGGATGCACCCATTGATGTATGGCGCACCGAAGCTGGACTTGATTGGGAGGCACAGGTCTCTCCTGTAATGTTTTGGCCTGAAGGTCTTGCTGCACCTCAAAAGGTTGAAAATAAAAATGTTATTTTCCGCAATGACACAAAGACCCCACTTGGTGTTGTTTCTGACCGATACAAAATTCACCAACCAGCGGATGTCCTGGACTTCTTCAACACGCTTGTGCAATCGGCTGGCTTTACTCTTGAAGTTGCTGGTGCAATTAAAGGCGGCAAGCGCATCTGGGCATTGGCAAATGTCAACAAAGAAGCCGTAGTCCTGAATGATGATGCTGTGAAAGGCTATTTGCTTCTCAGCACATCATTTGATGGTTCAGCGGCCACTATCGGTCAATTCACCAGCATCAGAGTTGTGTGCAACAACACACTTTCTGCGGCTGATACTGAGGTTGCACCAAGCCGTGTGATGTTGACACATGGCACAGATTTTGATGCCAGCTTGATGCGGGAACGCCTCGGCATCATTGTTGGTGGCTTTGATGGAATGATGGACAAATACAGGTTACTTGCCCGACAGGGTGTTTCCATGCAATATGCAAAGGACTTCACCAGCGAATTATTCCCTGCCATCTTTGACCCGCAAACAGAAAAGCTCAAAGAATCCAAGGGCTACAAACGGGTCCTGGAGTTGTTTGAGGGTGCAGGGATCGGTGCTTTTAATCAGGGCGTATACGGGACACGATGGGGCTTGCTGAATGCAGTCACACAATACATCGACCATGAGCGTGGCCATAACGTAGATACCCGCATGAACAATGCATGGTTTGGCAATGGCAATCGACTGAAATCAGAGGCCGAATCACTTTTGCTGGCTTGATATAGATGGGGCTTTGGCCCTGTCTTATTAGGGAAAGTCCTAATAAAAACAGCGCGAAACCTCTTGATAAATGTTCAGAACCCTATACAATGCACACATGCCCTAGCAATTTCGCCAAGGGTCTTTTTAGGAAACTACCATGAACGACACACTCAAAGCATTGGCAGACACAGCAACCGCAACAACAGAGCCATCGACTGTGATTAACGGCAAGACTGTTTGCGTAACACTGGTACCAACTTATCGCGGAAGCAAACGTAAGCCTGTGACTATGTGGAAAGTCAACGGCAAGCGAGTATCAGCAAAAAACCTGATGACTGCATTAGAAAACTAAACCATCGGGGCTTCGGCCCCATCAATCCCGCAAGGGTCTTTTAAAGGAAATCATCATGCACACACCCGCACCCTGGCTCTTATCTGATGCCAGATCAACCAAAGTAGACCTCATCAACACAGCAAAGGGTCACGCCATTGGCGAGATCGTTTGGGTTGATGTTCGCAATCCAGCAGACGCAAAACTCATTGCCGCAGCACCCGAGCTGCTGGAGGCCAGCCTTGAGGCTTTGGAGCTTTTCTCCAAAGTTCCAGAGCTGATTGAGTACATGGATACATTCCACAACCTCCGCAACGCCATCCACAAAGCAACTTAAGGGGCAATCATGAAAGTCAAACTTACAGCGCACATCCACCACCAACAATGGTCATGGGAAAAAGAAGGTCAGTTTATTATTTATAGCGCCAAACTGGAGGACTGCGAACACCGCACCTACATCTGTGAGCAACAAATTGAAATTGATGTCCCAGACAACTACGATCCACGACCCGCGCAAATTGCGGCACTGGTAGATCACAAGCAAAAAGTTATGGCCGACTACCAAAAAACTGTTGACCAGATTAATGACAGGATAAGCAAATTACAAGCACTGGAGTACACAGCATGAAGAACATTGCCACCGCACTGGTCAAGGCACAGCAAGCCTTTGGCCCTGCCCTAAAAAGCAGCACCAACCCGCACTTCCGTAGCCGTTATGCAGATCTCTCGGCTTGCGTTGAGGCAGTCATTGAGGGACTGAACGGGGCTGGCATTGCCCTTGTCCAGCGCACCAGCGAGGACACCACCGGGGTCACAGTAGAGACTGTGTTTATCCACGAATCAGGCGAGATGCTGGAATGCGGCAAGCTGCACGTGCCAGCAGCCAAGCAAGACCCGCAGGGATATGGCAGCGCCCTGACATACGCTCGGCGATACAGCCTGATGGCAGCTTGCGGCATTGCACCTGAAGATGACGATGGCAATGCAGCCACACGCAAAGCCGTACCGACCCCAGACATTACCGACCATCTGGCTGCAATCGATGCCAGCGCCAACAGCGAAGAATTGGCAAAGGTCTACAAAGACGCACTGGCAGCTTGCGATGGCAACCAGGCGTTACAAGCCAAAGTTATCGCAGCCAAAAAAGCTCGGGTTGAGCGTGCCAAACAGGAGAAATCATGAGCAATACAAACACAGGTGGGCCAGCATTTCCCGCACCAGCAGGTGTATCTCACATCACTGAACAAGGTATGACCCTGCGCGACTACTTTGCAGCCAAGGCGATGCCGCAACTTATGTTTAGTTCGCCCGGTGTCCAAGACGATGCTCGTACCACGGCATCGTGGGCATACGAATATGCAGACGCCATGCTGAAAGCGAGGGAATCATGAACGAAGAACAAGGAACCGAAAGCTGGTTTGCCAACCGCTTGGGCAAAGTCACCGCCAGCCGCTTGGCTGATGTGCTTGCAAAGACAAAGACGGGTTACAGCGCCAGCCGTACCAATTACATGACGCAGCTTGTCCTGGAGCGCATCACGCAGACCAAGGCCGAGTCATTCAGCAACGCAGCAATGCAGTGGGGTACAGAACAGGAACCCTTTGCACGGGCTGCGTATGAGGCGAATACGGGGCAAATGGTCGAGGAAGTAGGATTCATACCTCACCCCGACATTGAAGCTGCTGGAGCCTCGCCTGATGGCTTGGTGGGTGATGATGGCATGGTGGAGATTAAATGCCCGTCATCCAGCACGGCCCTTGAGGTTTGGCTTACCCACTCACAAGGCGGCAACCCTGTTGATGCCAAGTATTACGCACAGATGCAATGGCAGATGCGCTGCGCTGATCGGTCATGGTGCGATTACGTTGTCTTTGACCCCAGGATGCCAGCCAAGGCCCAGTTATTTATTCACCGAGTCGAACGCAATGCCGAATGGCTGAAGATTGCTGAAGATGAAGTCACCACGTTTTTGGCTGAAGTAGATGCCAAAGTCACCGCCCTTAAATCAATCATTGGAGAATGAAAATGTCCCGTATCAGCAAGGAAATCTCGTGCATTACAGGCGAGTACACAAACGCCAACGGAGAGCGCAAGAAGCGTTATCAGCGAATTGGCTCAATCATCAACACCAAAAACGGTGAAATGCTCAAGCTGGATGTTATCCCGCTGCGTGAAGGTGGTTGGGATGGATGGGCGTACATCAACGACCCACGACCAACAGAGGGGCAAACACAGCCACGCCGCCAAACTTCAGGGTTTGACGATATGTCGGATGACGTGCCTTTTTAGTCATGAACGCCGCCAGCATTGAAAAGAGCGAACGCCTTGGGCGTGTTCTCGATCTGCTGTCTCAGGGTGGGGACTTCACCACTCTGGACATCATCAAACAAGCCAACGTCTGCGCCGTAAACAGTATTGTGGCCGAACTCAGACAAAACGGCTTTGACATCAACTGTCAGCGCCGAGGCGACAAGTGGTTTTATCGCCTTGAAAAATAACATCGTTTACATATGCCCTTTGGGTCTTTTTGGAGAAACCATGAAACATCACAAATACCATCAACACTATCAAGTCAAAGCCGCCAAGCTGCACGGGCGTGCCGAGGCTGCGCTAGACCTGATCACTGCACTCGTCATCGGCATTGGCCTTGCAGCCGTTTTGGTTTATGGGTGGACGTTATGACTGATTACGATGACCTTCCTGACGAATACTACGAAGACAAGTTTGAGCGCCAGCGTCACAAGCGTGAGATGAACAGTGAATTAGGCAATCCTGAATACGAACTTGACGAGGAAACAAGCGATGATTAAACCGTATATCCCAGTTGGTCACCCTGATTACAAATGGTCATCAGGTGCAGATGTCCAGGCTTTGTGGCGCAAATACGGCTGGACACCGCCAAGCGAAAAGATGACCCCACCGCCGCCCGAAAAGGAAGTGACATTTGAAAAAGTCAGGCGGGTGAAATGAGCAAAGCACAAGCAATATTTGAAGCCTTGATGCGCTCTAAGGGTCATACCGACTTCAACATGAACGCTAATGGTAAGTACAGCGTGCCATCACTCCAGATGCGCTGGTCGTACTTCCAACTCGGCTGGGAAATGAAGGCGGTGACACCATGAAAGACGAAGCACTCGCCTTGGCGCTGGAGGCGTTGGAAACTGAGTTAGCGGTTGATATGACCAACGGCGCTGAAGTTGGTGAGGCGGCAGAACTGATGTGCGAGGCCATCACCGCCATCAAGCAAGCCCTTGCAGCACCTGTGCAGGAGCTTGTGGCGTACAACAAAACAGAAATGAACGGTTTTGTTCAATATTTATACGACAAAAAAATGCAAGAAGGGAAACATGGGCATTATGAAACCATGTTTCATTGTGTGCATCAAGCAATCGCAAGAGTTACCCCACCCGCAGCACAGCCAGCCGTGCCCGATGCCTTTGGAACGCGAGAGGGTGAGCATCCCCAATACATCCAAGGCTGGAACGATTGCCGTGCAGAAATGCTGCGAATAAGGGGCAACACATGAACACCGAAGATAGTGAGTTTCAGCGCATCGAGCGTGAAGTAAAGATACGCAGCCGTGTTGATGACGACACGATGTGCTATCAGTCTGAGCTAGAACTTGCGGTAGCACGAACCCGCAATGCAACGCTAGATGAGATTGCTGACAAGATAGGCAAGATGCCATTCGGGGATACTGCCGCCAGCTTTGCTGTTTGGATCAGGGAGCAAAAGACATGAACTGCTGCAACGAATACGGCGAATGCAACCAGGGCCGCAATTGCCCGGTGCGTGTGGCCAAGGTCGGCCAGCGGGTGCATGGGCCTAACCCACTGCCGCCAAGTGTCTGGCGTCAGCAGCTTAGATACTTAGCCGAGTGGGTGCTGCTTGGCATTGTCGGAGTGGTGTGGCTGACCTTTTTGGCAGCTTGTGTGTACTTGGCTTAAGCAGTCATGGTGGCGGCTACGGTTTGCACGGCAGCAACACGGCGGCCCCAGCCCTTGCCAAATGTACCCCAGTGCGGCAAGTCCATCAGGAAGGACAGGCGGCGCTTGGCATAGTCCTCAACTAACTCGGCAGGGTTCATGGCAGAAACTGCTGCCAGTGTCTTGGGGCCAATGCCACCGTCTTGCTCAACACCCACGCAGCCTTGCAGCCACTTTGCAGCACGCCCTGGGCCACTGTTAACTGCGGCGTCAAAAACAACGTAATCCACGCCAGACGGCAGGTCATCGCCCTTTACTTTGTCCCAATACTTGGCTTTGTACATAGGGCCAACAATCTCAGGCGTCAGGCCACGCATGGTCTTTTCATCAACCTCGTGACCGACCCACTCCTCCCAGACCTTTTTGGTCACGCCCAGGTTGGTCATGCCGCCCGGATCAGCAGGGTGATTTACAAACCCGCCTTCATGGTGGAGGACAGCTTCAAGTGCGGATTCGAAGTTGTCCTTCATTTTGCTGTCCTTGAGAGAATGTCAGTCTTGGCCTGGGAGCCAGCAGACGATCCGAAGTAATAAGCAATGATGCCCGTCCAAGCCGTACCCAAGCTGCCCAGCATCATCAAGATGGCAGGGTTGCCGCTGTCAATCTGGTTGAAGAACATCATCACCATGATGCCGAAGAAGCCGATGGTGACTGCGCCAGCCAAGATGGGTGGCATAAGGCTACGAGTGGTGGCCTGCATATCCCGTGCTGACTTGCGGTCCTCGACCTCCAGCTTTTCAAAGTTCAGGCCCAGTTCCTGCGCTTGCTTTTGCAATTCGATCTCTGCGATCTTGACTTGGGCGATCTGCTCTGCTGACAGCTTGTTGTTGGAGATCATGTCGCCCACTTTGTCGGGGTCCACACCGATGGCCTTGGAGATAGCAGACACGGCCATGCCAGCCAGTGGCCCACCCATTGCGGTGGCGATGGTGGGTGCGATCTGTTTAAGCCAGTCCATAATTACCCTTTCAGGTCAAAACTTAGGTTTGGATGGCGGGGATACTGAACCACCCGCTCACCCTCGGGGCACTTGTACTTGATTGTTGCCAGCAGGGTTGCCTTGCCATCAGCGATTTTCTCTTTCTGCACCATCGTGAGCTGGTACGTGAAGGTGTCAATCTCTGGCCCTGCTGGGCCGCTGAATTTGCTTGCCGTGGTGGTCGCTGCATGCACCATCCCTGATGCGTCACGGATGCTTGGCGTGAAGCTCTCGACAGAGCAGTCGTCACGCTTTTTAATCCGCGCAACAGTGACGGCGATCGGCTTCCCGGCTTCAGCGGTGATCTTGAAGTTCTCAGGCGACCACTCAATGATTGCCCGGTCAAACCAGCCAAACTTGTCGGCCAGTGTGTAGCTGCCGCCAAGCGCAGCAACGCTTGCGGCAACTGCTCCGATGGCTTTGGTAAGGTCAATCATCAGACCCCCAACATCTTTTTCAACATCTCCGCAGCAAAGCCTGGGCCGAGCAGCGTCACGGCAATGAGCGCATAGAGGATGTACTCAATACGGCTCATGCGCTTGCTGCCTGACTCAAACGACTTTTGGATGGCATCGTACCTCAGTGCACAAATTTCTTCATGCGTTTGAAGTCGTGCATCAGTTGCATCGACCTGATTCATTACATGCCTTCGCCCTGGACGATGTAGACGGTGGAAGCAGCCGAGGCCAAGCCGCTGAAGAATGACTCACGGGCAAAGCGCAAGACCTCAACAGCACCAGGCACTAGCACAATCGCAGCCGATGGCGTGCCAGCAACAGGAGCCACAGCATTAGCCGTGGCGATCGCCGCTGTTGGGCCTACACCGAGAAACACCGTGTTGGCGCTGCTGTTGATGATGCGGTACTGACCTGTACCCTGACCATCAAAGCGTGCGTCAACCAGCGCCTGAACGCCAGTGGAGGCCATAGCCGCAGCAGGGATTAGGACTGTATTGCCAAGTGGGGCAAATGCAATTTGACTATTCGATGCCATCTCAAACTCCTTGTGCAGCTTGGGCTGCTTTGTAGGCTGCAATTACGCCAGCAGTGTGCGTTGCAGCACAGATGGCCTGCACACGGGCATCTTCGGCGCTGTAATCATCGCCGGGGGCGACAACGTGGCGGTGAAAGTTGCCACTGATCTGTTTGCCATCTTCCATGATGGCGGTCTTGGTGCGAACTTGCACACAGCCGTTTTCGACCACTTCAATACGGTCAACAATTTCAATTTTTTCTAAAGCCATTTTGATCTCCAATCAAAACCAAGAATCCAGTGTTCCGCACTGGCACGGTTAAGTTATTACGCTCTTGATGACGCTGAAGTTGAGTTCAACCGCTTCAGACAAATTTCCACCAGAGATGTTTTGCAAGTTAATGATTGCCAAATTGTTCCCGCTACTTGGTGCGGCCCATACTTGGTAATTTGC